GCCGAGCATCTGACAGCCGTGCCGGAATCGGTATGGTTGTTCACGCATTGCTTCGCCCCCTTAGCTCAGTTGGCCAGAGCACCGCTCTTGTAAAGCGGGGGTCGTCGGTTCGAATCCGACAGGGGGCTCCGCATAATCATTGGGGTGTTAGGCCATCGAGCAAAGTGCGGCCGCACTTCGTGGGGCAAACGTGGGGCAGGTCAGCCGCTCAGCTTCATGAACGCGGACCTTGCCGCCACCCGCTTCGCCCGGGCGCGCAGCAGCCTCTTCACCAGCATGGGGCGCTCCCGCATCGCCTCCGGATCATCGAGTGCAGCGTTGAGCTCTTGGAAGTGCCGGGCCGCGTTCGGGCTCATCGAGAGCACGAGATCCATCTTCAGCCCCGTCATGCGGGGATGCTGCTCCTCGAGGTCGAGCAGATGGTTGACACGGTCGGAGAGCATGCGAGCAACCCTCGCCTAGACCACCGACAGGGGATCAGCCGATGATGGCCGCGCTCAGGAACTGACCGATGAACAGCCCGAGGATGGGCGAGAAGCCGAGGATGACCGCAGCGATCGCCTTGCCCCGGCGCCGACCCTGCATCCGGTTCGCCGTCGAGATCCCGATGAACCCGAAGATGATGGCCAGTAAGCCGGGCACCCCGGCCAGGGCGAACGTGATGAGGATCGCGAGCGGGGTCAGAGATCCGGGAATGAATCCAATCAGCACGGAGATGCCTAACGCGATCCATCCGAGAATGAACCCCGCGAGCGCGAGCGAGTTATTTGGTGGCGCCAAGGGCACGTACTGGGCAGGCTGCTGGAAGGTCATGGCGGCATCTTCGCAGACGTCAGGGTCCGTGCCTAGACTGTCCACAAGTCCCGGGACGAGCTCACGAACCTGAGCGTTCCCGGGCAACCTTTCACCCAGCGCGGGCCGGCGCCACACCGTGGAGCGCACCATGGCCCAGAACCGATACCCGTCACAGCGTGAGAACTGGCATCCGATCCTCGCCTGCGAGGAGTACCTGCCGGGCCATTGGGTGATGCTCGACCAGTACCGCCGCCCGTACGCCATGATCGACATCCTCCGTCGCGGCGACGAGGTCGGCTACCGGGTCACCGACTGGGCGCAAGAATCCACCAACCGGAAGGTGCTCGGCTACTTCACGAACCTCCGCGCGGCCGCACGCCACGGGCACGTGATCTTCATCGCGTCGAAGACCCCACACAACCCGCACCCGCTCAGCGGACACGACTTCACCCGGGTGCCCGGGAAGGCGAACACGCCGGCCCGCACCGAACGTGACTAGAGTCGGTCGGTCCTTCATGGCCACCGCACTAGAACAGGGGTCGCGGCAGGCTAGAAGTTCACACCGGTCACGAGAAAGACGCGCACCGCTTCGAACGTGACATGGACGAGCTCGCCAGCAACCCGCCGCTCGTACTGGGGGAGGCGTGCATGTACGAGCTGCGTTCTGCGCGCGTGAACGAAGACAGCACGAAGCAGATCGTGCATTGCTTGGTCGAAGTCGACGAGCGCGAATCGGAACCCATCGTCGGCATGCATGGCGAAACCGTATCAGCCCGTCGACTCAGCACTCGAGCGAGAGTAGGGTCGCGGCATGACCGACCGAGAGAAGCCCTACGAGGGCATGACGCAATCCGACATCGCGGCGGAGAACGACGCGGCAGACCTCGAGCTCGAGTACGAAGAGCACGAGATCCTCGCCGACGACCCGACCGACTGACCAAACGAAAAAGCGCCCCGCGACCCAGACCGAAGTCTGAGCGCGGGGCGCTTCGTTGTTCTACTGGCAGCACTCGTGCTGCTCGGCGTCCATCGGGTCGATGGGCACCTGGTACTCCTCGTCGGGGTCCACGACTACGAGCCGGTTCGGATTCGCACACCGAACTCGGTCGCGAACGCGTTCAGCACGGCGACGACAATCATCGTCGTGTTCGCCTGCGGATCGAAACCGCCGGGGAGGATGAACGGCACGAGCGCGGTGAGCAGCACGGTGACGATCTGCACTCCGGTCTTGAGGCCGCCCTGCCATGCGGTGGGCAGCAGCTTCAGCCCGTAGGCGCCGACGTTGCCCGCCACGAGGAGAGCGAACGCGACGATGACGGACCAGTTGCCCGGGTTGTCGAGGACCGTCTGCAGGCCACCGATCACGATGATCGCGAACGGCAGCAGAGCGGCAGCGTACTTCGAGAAGGGACTCTCCTCGACGTTGGTGATGGTGACGTGTGTCATGTGGGTGATTCTCCTTCTGGGTTTGAGTGGTCGAGGATCGCGTCGACCTCCGCGCGGGTTTTCGTGTCGGTCTCGATGTCGGACAGGTCGAGGGTTGCCATGTCCGCCGGTGACGGCATCGGCATCTCGCCCCGCCGGCCGCGCTCGTCCCACCACAGGAGGCGCTGCACCCACCGACGCAGGATGTCCTTCGTCGTACGCTCCCGCGTGGTCAGCAGCTCCACGCGCTGCTCGAGCGTGGCGATCTGCGCGAGAGGCTCCTTGAGCGCGGCCTCCACCTTCTCGTCGATGTACTTGTTCAGGGCGATGTTCGCCGCGAACGCCGCCTGTGCTGCCGCCGCGGCGTTCACCTGCTCGGTCGTCTTGCTGTTCCGGAGCGCTCGGATCAGGACGAAGGCGCCACCCGCAATCGTGACGATGCCGCCGATGATCGCGATCCAGATGCCCTCGCTCACCCCACAACTCCGGGACGCTTGCGTGCGCGACGCTCCGACCACTCCGACCCGATGATCGACAGGCGCACCATCAGGATGATGATCGCGATCGTCGCGATGACGAACACGAAGCCGCGGTTGCTCTCACCCGCGCGGGTGAGGGTGAGCAGCGCCACGATGTACATGGCCATCAGCCCCAGCAGCACGCACTTGGCCGCGGCCTCCAACCACCACAGGCGCACGAAGGCAACCCCGACCAGGCAGACGACGGCGACAGCCGCGAGAGTGTAGCCCCACAGGTTCACGACGTCGTCGGGGAAGAAGTTGTTGATCGCCGGGACCCCGAACCGCACCGCCGACAGGCCGCCCAGGATGAACAGCAGGTCGACGATCGGCAGCCACACCCGCTTGAGGCTGCGGTACTTCCACTCCTCGACCGGGATCGCACCCTTCGCCCAGATCGTCGCCCGCCATAGTCCGCGCATCGGACTCATGCTCGCTTCAGCCCGAACGTCGCGAGGGTCGCCTCGTCCACGTTCGAGATAGCGGTCATCAGCGACGTGTCGCCGGCGGCGATCGCCTGCAGGATCGTCGCCGTCTGAGCTGCGCGCTCGTCGTCGTCGAGCGCGTCAATCGCTGCAAGGTCGGCAGCTGTGAGTCCACCGACTCCCCCGGTCGACGGCGAGACCGCAGGAGCGGAGAGGTACGGCTTGCGGAGGATGTCGAAGTCCGCCGGCACGCCCAGACGCACCGCCATCGTCTTCAGGTACGTGAAGTCCTTGGTCTCGTTCGGGATGCCCGACACGATCAGGTTGCCGTTCGCGTCGCGCTGCCGCGGGTCCTTCCGGCCGAAGCCGTCCGCGAGCATGTTGAGCTGCCACTGGAAGGCGTTGAAGGCGGCGTTGTTGGGGACGCTCACCGTCTCGACGCGGCCGGGCGTGGCCAGGAGCAGGTACGAGCCAACTCCCAGGCAGGTGTATCGGTAGACGAACATGGCGCCCTCCTCGGGTGCTGGTGGTTCAGGTTCGGGTGCTGGCTCGAAGCCCTCGACATCGCTTGCGGCTGTGGCGAGCGCCTTCAGGGCGGAGTTGATGCTGGGATTCGGGTCGCGATCGTTGCCGCGGAGCACGTTCCATGCCCCGCTCGACAGCCGCGACTGCACGAAGTGGCAGTGCTCGCCGTCCGAGTCGGTCCCGCGATCGGCAACCGGATCGTCGGCAGTGGCGAGCTGCCCGCCGTTCTGCCTGACCACGACCTGATCGCCGACGTTCGGGGTCGTCGAGTACCTCATGTGGCAATAGATGTCGTGGAACGAATCCCCGGGCACCTTCACGGCGAAGTACCCGCCGATCTTGCTGGCCCGTGAGGACTCCACCACCACGCCGGATCGGAGGATCGGCACCGCATCGGAATCACCCCCGAGCCCGCTGACGTCCTCGCCGATGTGGTAGCCCAGCGAATAGATGCGCCCCGGGACGCCGTATCCATTGCTGCGGCGGGCGGGATTGGCCCAGAAATCGCGGAATGCTTCGACCGGTAGCAAGTTCACGAGGGGCCTCCTACCTGAGATGGGGGTATTAATTCGAAACGAAGTCGGTTAACCTACGTGCCATGAAGAAGTCGACGATCGGCACCATCGCCTCGGTAGGAGCCGTGCTGCTCATCGGCGCCGGCACGCTCGTGGGCATCAACGCCGCTCAGGGGGGATTCACCCCGGAGCCCTCGCTCACCCCGGCCTCGATCGTCGAGGAGAGCACCACCCCAACGCCGACTCCGACTCCGACGGTCACGCCGACGCCCGAGCCGGCTCCTGTCGTCGAAGCCCCGCCCGCCCCGCCTGAGCCTGAGCCTGCACCGGTCGAACCGACTTACTGCCCCGAGGGCACAGTCGCGGGCGCGGTCGACGAGTACGGCAACGAATCAGCGTGCTACGAGACCGACGACGGCGGGCAGCCCTGCGTGGAGTACGACGCGAACAACAACTGCACGGCCTACTACAAGCCCTAGAGGCCCATCTCCCGACGCAGGTCAGCGACCTCGCGAACGAGCGCCTGGTGCTCATCCCACACGTAGCGGGTCGCCATGATCGACAGCAGCCCTAGCAGTTCGTAGTGGATACCCACCGGTCGGGGCTCCCCCACCCGGCGAGGCTCCCCCACCCGCTCCTTCAAGTGGTAGCCGTCCTCGTTCAGGATCGGCTGGCCATCGTCGTCGAGCACGTCCGCGAGGTCATACTCGAGCTCCCACTCGTAGATGACCGCCTGCCACAGACCGAGGTCGTGCAGCTGCTCGGCGATCGCACCCCACTCAAGGGCGACATGGTAGCCGGCGCCGCGGTACTCCGAGTTCGTCGGGTCGTCACGCTTGGCCAGCTCCGCCTTGCGCTCGTAGTAGTGCCCGGTGACCTGCAGGATGGCCAGCGCGTCAGGAGGGGCGACCGTGTCGCGGATCTCCTTCGCCGTGATCGACGATGACGCCCACCCCAGACGGCCATCGTTCCCGATCCACGCCGTGCGCCGCGTGTAGGTGATGTCGTACGAGTAACCGGCCGGAGTGAAGAGATAACCGCTCGAGCTCTGGATGTTGCCGCTCGTGCTGACGCTCGCCGCTGTGACACTGCCCGACGCCGTCATGCTGCCGGTGCTGAAGCCACCTGCCAGGTACGCGGTGACGGCGGATCCGACGTTGGCCGCGATGTTGGCAACAGCAGTCTGCACCTGCTGCACGAGCCCCACCAACGACGTGCCAGTCGGCTGCTCCAGCGTCCGGATCCGCTCCCAAACCCTGCTGAACTCATCCCGCATCAACTGCCAGAAGTCGTCCTTGTTCGGCGGTGTCACTCCAGCCATCAGGCACCCACATCCACAGTCGTGACGGTCACCCAGTCGCCGTCATCCCCGGAGAGCGCGACGATCTCGCGCCGGTACCCGGTCGGAGGGGAATCAGGGACCACAGGGTCACCGACGATGATCAGGTCGCACCGGTCGCCGATGTTGTACTGCCCGAGGTAAGGCTTCTCGTCCTTCTTCACCTCGAACGTCCACACCTCGACGGCACCCTGCGCCTGCCCCAAGTTCGCGGCCGCATAGTCGCGCAAGCGAGGACGCTCCGAGACGTCGATGTGGGAGGTGTCCACGGTCTCCCGAAGAGGGAACCCAGCATTCGTCAGAGTCGAGTCCGAAACCCGCTCCACGAGCGCGACGTCGCTCGAGCGACCACCAGTCGCCCACGAGACTGACGCGAGACCATCACCGTTCCAGTCGACGTGCAGGCCCCGTGTGGAGGACTGCTCTGCCGAGATCACCCAGCGGTGCACCGACTCGGACCGGATTTCGGGCTGCTCGTCGCTTCCGGTCCGGAGCACCCACTCAACCCCACGGAGATCAGCTTGGAACCGCCCGGTCATGGCGACGTCGGGGCCGTTCTCCAGATTGATGATGTCGTTGACCGCAGAGTCGACCGACTTGAACGCGATGCCCTCGATGGTGTTCCCGTGAGTGCCGACCACATCGGCCGGGAGCACGATCGGCAGGGATGACGACGGCCAACTCATGGCCTGCTGAATGAGCTTCTTGATCAGGGTGCCGCGCGACCACCCCGACAGGGTCGTCCGGACCGCAGGGTTGGGGATCGTCTTCGTCGCGTCCGACGGATCAGGGATCACGAACAGGGCCGGGTCGATTGTCAGCGCCGCGACAGGCAGCACGTTGCGATCCTCGAAGTACCGGCGGATGCCCTTCCCGGGCAGTGTCATCGTTCCCTTGTCGCGGTCGTAGGACGGCAGTCCAAGCGGCCCAGCGGACGGGAACCACTCGCCGCCCTCCACCGTCTCCACGATCGCGATCGCCGTCTTCCCAAGAGTGGCGGAGTTCCGGAGGTCGAGGGCCTGCACGTCCTCGTCTAGAACTGTGACGACCACGGAGCACTCGTCCGCACGGTTCCGGCGCTGCGACCACGTGTAGCTCACAAAGGGGATCGGGACAATACGGCGGCCGGTCAAGAGGTCGGCGATGAACACTGTGCCCACATCGCCCCCCTCGGCTAGTCGGTGAAGAAGCTGATGTTGTCCAGGCCGACGATCGCATTCGTGCCGCCAGCGATGTAGGAGACTGCTACGACATCGCCGGCAGCAGTCACGTAGACCTGCAGGGCGCCGCCGTTGCAGGGCGCAAGGAAGAAGCACTGCCCTGTGGGCCGGAAGCCCACGGGGAGGTTCATGATGACGCCTAGCGCACCGTTCTTCACCGATCCGCACAATTGCACGCGGGTGCCGATGCGGCGCGCACCCCGCGCGAGGAAACTGCCGCCCTGGTCGACCCACGCGCCGCTCAGCGTCGGAGTGATCCAACCGGAGTCGAGCGTCGAGGCGACGCGAACCCAGGCCGAGCCGTCCCACCGGTAGGTGAGACCACTCTCGAGCGACCACGCCAGAGTGGCAAGGGCGAAGCCCGTCAGCGCCGTGAGCTCCGCGGTGAGCCTCACCCACAGCGTGCCGCCCGTGAGCGCCGTATACGGGAAGACCTGCTTGACCACGACGCCGGCAGACTGGGTCGTCGTCGCCGTCGATGGGATGTACACCGTGGCGATCGGCAGGCCGCCGGCAGGCACGAGCGCGAGCGCCCCCGATTCGGAAGGGCTCGCTGACGCGGGCCCGGACACGAAGTCGAGGATGGGGTTGTTGTTCGCGTCGGAGAACGGGGACGCCATCTCGTTCTGCTTGGCGTACACGACGTCGTAGCGGGCGTTGGCCACGGGCGGGCTGCCGATCGGGACGGTGACCGTGCCGTCGTTCTGGATGAACGACGGCAGCCCGTTGCGCACGAGGACGGCCTCGAAGGAAGCGACGTCGATTCCCATCGACGCACGAGCTGTAGCCAGCACCGTCGTGTGTCGCGGCAGGATCCCGGCGCGAGGGACTCCCGCGATCGTGCGGAGGACCAGCCCCGCAAGATCTGCGCGGTTGTCCAGCGAGCTCAGCGGGACGCCCGTGGGTGCCGGGAAGGCGAGTTTTAGCACCATGGTTCCTCCTACCAGTACGCCGGCGCCGTGCGCGCCGTGAGTGTCGGTCGTGCTGAGATGTGCGACCTGGTCGACACTGAGTTGTCCGCTGCGTCGGCCCAGCCGTAGACGATGTCGTACGTGTCGGGGGTCGACCCGTCGAAGTACCCAAGCGGGGTTGCGCCGGGATCGATGATCGCGTCATGGAAGTAAATGACGTTGCCGATCGCCGTGGTGGCCGCGTTCAGGACGTAGAGCGAGACGGTCCCGCTGGCGGTCGTGGTGAACGTCACGGACGTCGGGGCGGAGGTGCTCGGCGGGACGGTTGCGCCCACGACGCCCGCACCCACCACCCCGGTGCCGCCCACGTAGGCGCGGGTGGCGACACCGGTGCCGCCAATAGCGCCCAGCGAGAAGGTGTAGGTGGTGTTCGGCAGCAACTTCCCGCCGACGGTCATCGCCTCGATGAGGATGCCTGCACTGCCGATGCCGAGGACGGCGCCGACGATGTCGTAGGTGAGGCCCGCCGGGACATCCAGACCGAGGGTGCCCGCGCCGAAGAGGCTGTATCCGGTGAGTGCGCGGCGGCCGGAGGGGTTGTTGAACGGGTTCACCCGGTCGGGCGAATCGATCGTGTTCGTCGCCTCGCCGAGCGCGTTGAACTGCAGCACCGTCTGCCCGCGACGTGGCACGGTTGGCCAGTCGGAGCGGGTCAGGAACCCGGAAACATCGTTACCGGGAGCGTCGATGTACGCCCGCTCCGTGCGCGGGTTCAGGAAGATCGTCGAACCGAGAGGCACAAGGCGCTCGAACCTGATCTGCCGGCCCGTCCCCACCTCGTCGATCGTGAAGCCGAGAGACAGCCCACCCGTGACCTCCAGCATCCGGGGAAGCGTGTCCGCATTGCCGGTGTTGTTCAGGATGATCCGCCCGTCCGACCCGCCACCGGCCCAGGTGATCGGCCACGTGATGGGCCAGACCAGACCTCCGGCGATCACCGGGAGCACCGTGTGCTCCCCAACGGCTGGACCGTAGCGGAGCGGGTCCCGCGCGAACACGTCGACAGTGAACTCGAACCGGCTCCGACCATGATGGTCGGGGATCGTGAGGAAACGGATCGACACCGTCCGCGACGTCGGGCCCAGCACCGTGTCGACAGTGATCTGCAGTTGGGTGCCCTGAGCCCAGTCGAGCTTCAGGTCGTCCATCTCCTGCAGCGCAGCCGCCTCGTCGATCCCGACGAAGCCGCCCTTGACTGTGACCACGGCGCCCTCGCGGTAGTCCGGGCCACCACCGAACGACCCGTGCGCGTTCGGGCGCGGGGTGTTCTGAGCCTTCGACTGAGGGACCGAATACCAGTCCTCCAGCTCGTTGAAGTAGAACCCTGTGAAGTCCGTCGACTCGTCGAGGAACTCAGCGAGGGTGCGCGTGCCGATCGTCACCGTCGTCATGCGTCACCCCCACTGATTCGAGAACTCCCGACCGAACTTCCGGCCCAGCACGCGACCGTCTTCCACGCCCGCGATGATGGTGATGGGCGCGTACACGCCCGCCCGCTCCCCCACGCCCGAAGACGAGGCGGAGGCGCGCTCCGGCAGTCGGAGCATCTGCTCGAGCGACGCGGACGCCCTCCACGCATCAGCGTCGATACCGTTCGCATAGCCCTGAGCAGTGAACCGCCCGTACTGATCCATCACCTTCGACGGCGACTCGATCTGCATCGTGTTGCGCACCTTGTCGCGAGCGGCCAGCGCCATCCGCTCAGCCGCCAGAGTCGACAGCTCCGAACCGCTGATGATGCCGTCGGCGAAGCCCTGCGCGACCCGGTAGCCCTCGTCCTGCAAGGACATCTCGCCCGTGAACCTCTTCAGCTCCGACAGCGAGAACCGCCAGTAGTCCTTGATCTGGTCGCTCTTGATCGTGAACTCGGACACCGTCGTTAGGAGGGTGCCCGCCCAGTCACCGCTGAAACCCTGCAACGAACTGCGTGATCTGAAGTTGAAGTCCTCGAACGACGACCGCGAGGCGTCCGCGAACTGCTGCGAGCCGGTGATCCCGGGCTCCCACAGCTCCGCCCACCACTGCTTGCGCTCCTCGGCCGGTGACCCGGTAAAGAACTCCCGCAGCGCCAGGCCGGCGCCATCGAGCCACTCGGACGTGGCATTCAGTCCGGCCGCTGGCTGCTCGTCCGGGTTGAACAGGAACTCCGTCGCCGCCGCCCACTCGGGGGCTTTCGTGACGATCTGATCCATCGCGGCGACGAAGCCAGGGATGGCGTCGATCGACGCATCGGTGAGCTTGTCGACGAAGGGCCCGAGCTTGTCGAGCGCCTTCTCGAACTCCGGCCCCGACTCCTGCAGCGCGTCCGCGAGCTTGGGCCCAACCCGGTCCGCGATCTCCCCGAGCCGGGGCAGCAGTTCCGCGTTCGCGTAGCTGACGATCGACGTGAAGCCGGGAAGCAGGTACTCGCCCAGGCGGACCTGCGTGTCCTCCAACGTCGCCGAGAGGATCCGCTGCTGGTTCGCCAGACCCTCGGACGTACGGGCGAAATCGCCCTGCGCGATCGACGACTGAGCGAAGATGACCTCGCCGGCCGCGAGGATCTTCTGCTGCTGGGTCAGCGAATCGGTGCCGTCATAGATGCCCATCTCCAAGGCCTTGGCCTTGAGAGTGGCGTCATCCAGCAGGATGCCGAAACGGCGGAGGGGCTCAGCCTCACCGCGGAGACCGGACCCGAGGGCCTCGATGACCTCCGACGGGTCGGCGTTGTAGAAAGAGGCGAGGTCGGTCGAGAGCCCCACGAGCCTCGTCGAGAACCGCGACAGGTCGGGGCCCGCGAGGCCCGCAGCCCGCCCGAACACTCCGAACGTCTGCGACGCGCGCAGCACCGATGTGCGGGTCTGGCCGAGTGCGGAGTTCGCGGTGTTCGCGTAGGTGTTCAGCTCTGCGGAAGCCTCGGCGCCGAAGACCTGCTCAACCGCGGAGCGGGTCTCGCCGAGGTCGGCTGCGAGGTTGATGCTCCCCAGCCCAACAGCCAGACCCACCGCCGCAGCGCGACCCGCAAGACGGAAGGCGCTGCCGGCAGCGTCCGCGAGGAAGTTGCCCGCGAAGATCGTCCCCAGCCCAGACCGGACCTCGGTGGCATAGTTCCGCACCGCAGTCGGGCCGGTGCGGAACATGCCCAGGAGGCCGTCCATCGTCCCGCGCAGACCACCGCTCGACGACGACGCCGTAGCAGTCGCATCCGCAAGGTCACGCTTCGCCGACGACAGCCGCGCGGTTGACGCACGCAGGTTGTCCTGCACCGTGTCCAAACCGCGCTGCGCCGTCGCCAGGCGCTCCTCAGCACGGATGAGCTGCGACGAGCCAGCCTCGTACTTCTGCCGAGCCTCCGCGAGCTGCGCCTCCGCAACCCGCAGCTTGCCCGTCGCGTCCTGCTCACGCAGCCGCACCGTCGACAGATCGCGCGACGCCTTCGCGATCGCGTCCGTCAGCGACTTGTTCAGCGCCCCGTTCGACGTCGCACCGAACGACTTCGCGAAACTCGACCCCGAATCCGTGCCGGCCTTCGCAAACCCACGCTGGAAGATCCCCGCCGCCGAGTTCGTCGATGCGGTGGTCTCCCGATCAACCGTCGACCGGAACCCCCTCAGGGTCGGGAAGATCGCGACCTGCCCGTTACCGACTTCAGCGATCGTCACGGTAGGTCTCCTCAGGTCATCGGATCGCGGATCTCCGCTCGAGCGCCGCATCCGCGGCCTTCAGCTCCTCGTCGGAAGCGATGGGTCCAGCAGTCCACGGCACAGGCACGTCGACCCGGTCGTCGTCTTTCCCGCGGAGGAAGTCGAAGACGCGCTGGGTGAGGCGCTGCTGCAGCAGTTCCCCGTAGGTGGCGGGGAAGTCCCACCCGTGCACGGAGGCGTGCGTGTGGGTGCCCATCTCGACCTGCAGCCGGTTGATGAGGTCGAATGCTTCGGGCCACGAGATCGTCTCGCCGAGGTCTTCCAACCCGATGCCCATGCGCCGGAGGTCGATGCGCACGGCGGCGCGGTGCTCCCCTACGAGGTCGAGGAGCGGAAGGATTCCCCCAGGCGGGCCGCGTTCCGCTGGTCCCACGCCTGGTACCACTTGTCGACGATCGTGCCGGTGTCGAGGATGTCGAGCTCGGCGAGGACCTTCAGCACCTTCTCCTGCCCGTTCGCTTTCAGGATGGCCTCGAGCCGCTTGCGGTTCGTGGGGATCGCGTCGAACTTCTCGGCGTTGGACGTCTTGATCTTGAGGGACATCACGATCTCGCCCTCGTCGGTCTGGGCGATCAGATCGGACCCGAGCATGTAGAACTGCGGCGGGACTTCGGGGCGCTCGGTAAGCACCTCGATCGGGATCAGCTCGTACTTCGGCTTCTCCGCCTCGGCAGGCTGCTCGTCGGCGCCAGGCTCGGTGGTGGGCTCGCTGGTTGCGTCGGACATGGGTGATCTCCTTCGGTTTGGGTGATGGGTGAAATGGGTGAAAGAGCGGGAGTCGCGGTCACCCGGCCACGACCCCCGCTCAGCTGTTACTCGGCGGGCAGGACCCACTCGCCCCAGTGCTTGCCGCCGACGGCTGCGGACCGCTTGATGTTGAACACGAACGCGATGCCGAGCACCTCGCCGCGCGAGTTCTTGTCCTCGGTCGACGACTTGATCGACACGTTCGGGCAGACGCGCCGGCGGATCGCACTGCTCTTGAAGATCTCCTCGATCCACAGCACGTACCGGGTGGCGTGGCCACCGCCGTCGACCTCGACGTAACCGTCGACGTCGGGGGCGACGCCGGCCACGAGCTTGCGCACCTCGGCGTTGAGGATCTCCGCCGCGGTCGTCGAGAGGGTGACCTCGGCGAGACCCGAGGGGATCTCGTAGCCGTCCTGCCAGAAGTCCAGCGGATCGCCCGTGGCAGCGTACGCGAGCTGCGGGCCGCCGTCCTTCTTGACGAGACCGATCGGCTTGAACGCCGCGTTGAGCGCGAGTTCCGGATCGGCCCCCGTCTCCGGGGTGGGGATCGCCGTGGCGAACGGGGCGATCGCGATGCGGCCGGAAAGCGGAACGCCAACCAGCTCGATGTCATTGCCCTGTGCATCGGCCATGACTTATCTCCTTCAGTGAATGGCCCCGCGGGGCGATGAGTGTTGAGGTTGGGTGAGGTTCAGAGGTACTCGGGAGTGGTCAGCACCGTGGCGGTGCCGTACTGGCGGGCGCGGTCCTGCGCCTCATCCACCGGGTACGGGCCGTTGACCGACTCGATCGACGTGATGGGGTTGCGGGGGTTCTCGCCGGCGTTCGGAGCCGGGATGTCCCAGAGCATCCCGAGGATGATCGCGAGGGCGCGCTTCGCGTCCAGCGGGTTCTCCGGGTTGCCCATGAGCACCGACAGACCGAGAGCGGTCTCGCCAGTGAAGTAGTCGCTGGGGCCGCCGTCGTCGCGGATGACGAGCAGCTTCTTCGGGAACGGACCGTGCGGGGGCTCCCGGTTGCCCACCTCGAAGTCGTGCAGCAGCTCGTTGTTGTGATCGTCGAGCCGCTGCCGGTACCAGGCGGTGAGGAACAGTTCGAGGTCGGACTGCACGGGGATCGCCATCAGTGACTCCGCTTCCTCCGCTGCAGTGCACGCACCATGTATCCGCCGATCGACTCGAGGAGCAGCGTCTTCTCATCCGTGCCGACGACCAGAGCGACGACGCGCTCCTGGTGTTTCACGCGCACCTCGATGCCGTTGACGTAGTCCTCCGTGGCCTTCGGGCCGGACTTGCGGAGGTCGTCCGCGATTGCCTCCGCCGCCTCAACGCAGAGGGCTTCGACCTTGGGCGAGCGGAGGAGCTGGTCGAAGAAGCTCTCGTTGAAGTCCATCAGCCCTCCGGCAGCTCGAGCGGGATCTCCACGACCGGACGCCACCCCGTGAAAGGACTCGTGTCCGCGATCGGACGGGCGGGCACCATGTACGCGGTGCCGGAGTCGAGGTCTTCCTTCGTCCCCCCGGTGCGGATCCGGTCCCCCTCCTGCACGTCGGCGTCGGGGTCGGTGAGGTACAGGCTCTTGTCGGTGAACAGCTGAGTGCGCGTCGCAGTCGCGACAGCGCGTGACGACGACGTCGCGACGAACGCCTGCTCCAGCTCGATCGTCAGCTCCGGGTCCCACTCCGCACGGACCTGCCGGGACGGGTTGTACGGGTCTGCCGTCGTGGCGCTCCGGTCACGGAAGACGGTCTCACCGTGGGTGAACTCCATCAGCCCGGGAGGACGGCGACGAGCAGGTCGGCCTTCTTGGTCGCGCCGGCCAGGTCGATGCCGTGCACGCCCGCGTAGGCGACGAGCTGCGGGTTCGTCCACTTGTCGCTCGGCTCACCGTCCGGGAGCTCGAGCGGGACGCCGTCGGGGAACATCTCCGGGGAGGTCCAGCCGCGCTCGATGTAGTGGTCGACCGCATCATCGGGGACGACGATCGTGCGGCCCTTGCGGGTGAGGTTGGCCATGGGGTGCTCCTTCGATCAGCAGTCGTCGGGGAAGAGGCGCGAGACCACGCGCGAGGGCTTCGGGAAGCTCCCGAGCGGGAGCGGCGCGGGAGCATCTGCCCCGCACAGGGCGCGGAGGCCGTTGATGTCGTCGGCGGCGAACCACGACTTCACCTCGCGCCACGTCACCGCAGCAGGGCCGATGCGCTCGTTCGCGACGTGTCGTGAGCCGCGGCCCTTCGCCTCGCCGGCGACACCCTTCAGGATCGCGATCGCGTCCTTCTGGTCCTCGCCTTCGAGCGTGTTGAGGCAGGGGGCGATGGAGCGGGCCACGACGAGAATCCGTCGGCCCAGATCCTCGCTGACTCCGAGATCGGAGAACGTGATCGGCACTCCATCACCCCCTTGGGTTACTGCTTGCGCGCCTCGAGCTCGGCAGTGATCTGCGCGAGCCGGTGCTTCTTCGTCGGCGGCTTGGCGCCGTCGACCGGGTTGACGAACACGATGGGGGGCTCCTGCGCGGCAGCCCACTCGTCGATGCGGTCGTTGTTCCACGACTCCGCCGGCAGCTCGACCGGGTCGCTCTCCGCGACCTCCTCGAACTCGCTGAGGAGTCCGACGGAGAGCGCGTGCTCGATGCTCTCCGCCTTGAACCCGTCGCGAACGAGAGCGCCCTGGTACAGGTACCGCTCGCTCCCGTCCTCGGTGCGCAGCACGACCGCCGCGCCGGTGACCTGGTACGTCATGGTCACAGCCCCGTGTTCGTGATCTTCACGCCGGCGGTCGGGTCCTCGACGATCGGGACAACCACGCGGCGAGCGCGCACGTCGTAGCCGTCGCGCTTGTTGCGCTCGGACCACGTCTCGACGTTCGAGCCAGCGACCTTCGAGTAGTCGGGCGACTCGAGGTCCTCGTCGGCCATGCCGCCGAGCTGCTCGCGGTCGACCAGGAGAGGGTCGTTCGACGTGAACCACGGCGACGTCACCCAGGTGAACCCCAGCGCGTTCACGGGGATGTTGCCCGTGATCGCGATGTTGCCCTCCTCGCGCGGCAGCGCCTTGTCATCGACGAGCATGCCGATGAGCTTCGCGTACTGCGCGGGCTTGAGCACGACCGTGTCGAGGTCGACGCCGGTGCCGAGGTCGGCGCGGGTGCCCGAGATGCTCGTGAGCGCCTCGATGACCTTGCCGGCGGTCGTCCACGTGGACGGCGACGCGAACGTGCTCGTCACCTTCGCGAGGACGACGGCCATGGCGACCGAGTCGACGCTGCGGATGACCGCGTTCGACAGGCGCAGGAGACCCTTGTTCACGTAGGAGAGACCCCGCTGGGAGATCTTCTCGTCGGTGATGGTCGTCTCGAGGCCCGTCTTGCGGGTCTTCGCGGCGGCGATCTCACCGGAGGTGAGGACCGTCTTCGGGTACGCCCCGTTGGGCGCGACGGCCTCCGGCGAGTCCGCGGCGAAGATCTCTTCGCCGGTCTCGTAGAAGACACCGCCGCCCTTGGCGACGTAGCGCCCGGACAGGATGAAGTCGCCGATGAAGCGCATCTTCGAGATGTCCGCGATCTGGGCTGCGATGACGTCCGGGTTGCGGAGCAGAAGGTGGATCTGCGCCGTGGTGAGCGTCCCCTCGGGGTTCGCCACCGGGTAGGTGTAGCTGGGCATTTCGCCTCCTCCTTAGATGAACAGGACGTCGATGACGTCCCCGTCGGCGGCGGCGGTCTCGAGCGCGATGCCAATCGCGTTCGTTCCCGCACCGATGGTGGCGATCTTCCCGGCGGCTGCCGAGATGACCTTCGCGCCCGCGGTGATCGCCGCGCTCGCGACGAGCGGGTGCACGCCGGCCGGGCGCGGGTAGACGGTGACGTCCGTCCCGGTGAGCGCGTCGAAGCCGGCCACGCCGACCACGTTCGCGGCGTCGGCGCCCGAGTTCGCTACGAGGTTGACCCCGCTCGCGATCAGCAGGCGACCGCCGATGACGTCGGCCGAGGTGAGCCGCGTGAACGGCTCGGAGCCCATGAACTTGGGCAGGTAGTCAGCCATGATCAGGCCTCCTTCTTGGGAGTGACCCACCCGGCCGCGAGGGCCAGGGAGTCGACGGTCGAGGGCTCGTCCGAGTGGCCGATCTCCTCCACCGGGACGGTGTTCTTCGGGAGCGTGTCGAGGAGCTTGGTGGTGCGCTCCTCGTCGGTCTCGAGGTTGTCGCGCCACGTGTCGCGGTTGGCCGCGGAGATGCGGCCGTCCTTGAGCGCGCTGGCGACGATCGCGTCGCGGCGGTTCTTGTTCTGCTCGTCGCGGGCCTGACGGCCAGCGGTCGCGTCCGACTGCAGGGTCGCGAAGACCTGCGAGTCGACCACGACGGTGCCCTCAGGCGCCACGAAGGTGGGGTGTTCGGCCTGCTCGCCGAGCGACTCGTCGAGAGCTGCGAGCAGCGTCTCGTCCGAAGCATTGGCATCGGTCACGCCGAGCCGCTCGATGATGCCAGCCTTGAGGTCGTCGTAAGCCACGACATTGTCCTTTCGGTTGGGGTCACCCGGCTCGACTGAGTCCGGGAGTTCTGGGGACCGGGCTGCCATCCGGTCGGGGAGGTAGGACATCCGCATGCGCGCGAGGTCCTCGACGTCGCCGTCCTCGACGACGACGATCCGGTCGCCGACGGTCTCGGTCTCGCCCGCGTCGGGGATGACCGCGATCCGGTCAGCGAGGCCCAGCGCGACGGTCTCCTCGGCGGTCATCCACGTGTCGTCGGCGAGCAGCTGCGCCCAGTCCTTCTCGCCCGCCTTGCCGACATAGATCGAGATGATCGACGCCTCCAGCCCGTCGAGGATGTCGGCGGTCTTGCGCAGCTCCGCGGCGTTCCCCCAGGCGATGACCGACGGCGAGTGGATCATCATCTGCGTGCCGGGCGACATGACCGTCTCGTCACAGCCCGCGGCGATGAAGGAGGCGGCGGACGCGGCGAGCCCGTCGACCACGGCGGTGACGCTGGCCTTGTGGGCGCGGAGCATGTTCAGGATCGAGACGCCCTCGAACACCTCGCCACCAGGCGAGTTGATGCGCAGGATGATCTGCGTCACCGAGTCATCGAGAGCATCGAGCACCTGGCCGACGTCCTTCGTCGAGATGCCCCAGAAGCCGCCCCACGAGTCGATCGGCCCGTACATGCGGATCGTCGCCACCGTTCCATCGCCCGACGGGGTGGGGGTGGTGACGGCGTTGAAGAAGTCCGCCTTCGACTTCGGCAGGGACTCGTTGCCCCAGTACCGGTTGAACCGGGCGTTTTTCGTCATGCTTCCTCCTGAGTTGCCGGGGCGATCGGGACGGGCCCGGGACCGGTGAGGTCGGCGCCCGAGCGGCGCACGATGTCGCGGGCCTCGTCGATGCTGATGACCTTGCCGACGCCGAGGTAGACCTTCTGCACGACCTCGGCCGCGTTGCGGGCCTTCTCCGCGTCCGTGCTGGACTGCGGGTTGTCACCCTCGGTGGCCTTCTCGACCGGCAGACCGTAAGCGTTGCGCACGTGCGCCTTGAGTCCTTCGTCGACGGTGATCGCACCGCAGTCGACGAGCGCCTTGATCGCCTCCGCGGTGACGGGGTGCTGCGACCCAATCGGCTCACACACGAGCCGCGGGGCGGGCTCAGCGTCGCCCCAGTTCAGGTCGACGAGATCCTCGATGACGTGCTGCTGGGTGACGTCGGCGACGTGCTCCGCGACGGCGTTCAGCGAGTCAGTGAAGAAGTTCGCGAACGTGGATCCGAGCGCCCACGACCCTGTCTCAGTGCCGAGGTTCAGGAAGTGCGCGAGCACCGCGCGAGCGATCTGCTCGTCGTGGTACCGGATCGGGCCGTCCGTGTCGGGGAGCTTCCCAGACACGCCCTTGAGCTCGAGGCTGGCACCGTTCGGGATCGACGCACCCGCGCCGTCGCCCGCACGGAAGCTCTTGGCGATGGCGAGGCCGGCCTCCATCTCGGACTTCTGCCACTCCTGAATCTGCTCGAGCGTCATCTCGACGCCCTCAGGCAGGGGCGCGCCCTCGTACACGGGGACGCCGAGCCCGTTGCGCTCGACCGTGAGGGCCTGCGCACGGAGCATCCGGTCCTTCAGAAGCCAGTTCTTGTACGCCGTGCGCAGCAGCGACTGGCCCAGCCAGTTGCCGCCCTCGCGCTCGTTCACGTACACGACGAGGTTGTCGACCGGGATCGGCACCTTGGTGTCGCGCTGCTCGATCGACATGAGTCCGCCGTCGCGTGCGACGTTGAACTTGCTGATCGTGCGCGGCGGCCGCCACGCCAGCTTCTTCAGGTGGTCGCGCTGACCGTCGAACTCGTACACCTGCTCGAACACCGAGTGCCCGTAGACGTGCTCGAGGAGCGCCATCCGCAGGTGCTCGGACCAGGAGAACCGCCCCCGAGTGCGAACGGGTGCGACGGGATCCTGCCCCTTCACAGCGAGGCCGAGGTCCCTGGCCACCATCTCCACGACCTCGTCGCGGGCGCCGGCCGGGTCGATGACCCACGTGGCGCTGCGGATCGGAAGCTGCACCGCGCGGAGGACCGAGCCGACCTGAGCATCCTCACGGCGCATCCGGTCGAACACGTCGAGCGACAGCGGCCAAACGAGCTCGGGATTCGTCTCGTTCGACTCGGCCGCGAGGCTAGCCCACGAGCGGAGCTCGGACGTCTGGTATCCCGTCTCCGTCACGTGGTCACCTCTTTCAGAATCGGGCCGTGGCCAAGTTGGTCTCGTCGGGAACGACGTCCTCGCGCGTGACGAGCTCCGCCTTCGGAGGTGGCGGCGGGACAGGCTTCTTCGCTTCAGGCACGACCGCCTCCAGCCCGTACAGCGCGTTGGTCACAGCGACCGCCGCGGCGACACCGACCGGGGACTTGTACCGGTCCCACACGTCCATGCCGGAGAGCTTGTTCGTCGTGCCGTTCTCGATCGCGAGGTTCAGCGGCGGCTGTGAACGGTGCCGCACGCCCCTGTCCCGCACACGGTCGTGGAGACGGCCAGCTGAGTTCAGGAGCGCGGTCTGACCGATCTCGATGACCGTGAACCCGGCAGCCTTCAACGGGGCGACCAGGTCGGAGGCGGGGCAACCGCGGGGCTGCACTGCAACCTCGGTGATGCCCGTCTTCTCCCGGATCCGGATCGCGTGCTTCACGACCCAGTCCATGCCGGCGCGCTGGGCGACGAGCTCAATCATCGGCAGGCCGTCGTCGCGGAGACCGGCGACGCCGATGAAGCTGCGGCCGCGGTTGCCCTCGACGTCGATGCCCATGACCATGCGGGAGTCCGCGGCGATCGTGGAACCCTCGTCGACGAGGTTGCCCTGGTCGTCAAGCTCTGGACCGTCGGCGCACTCCGCCCACCCCTCGCCGTCGATGTACGGCTCGACCATCGACGTGACCCAGTCGCAGAGGATCTCCGTGCGCTTCACCGCTTCCGGCTCGTCACCGAGCAGGTCGGACCAGATCGACTCGAAGAACATCGGCTTGTAGCCGACGGACGGATTCGACTGGAGGATCGACGGAACGTCGAGGAGAGGCTTCTTCGGGACTGCGCTCCACTCGAACAGCGCGGTGGCGACGTCGTGCGTGTTCGCGAACTCTTCGAGCGACTGCACGCCGGTCTCGACGTAGCGGTCGTAATCCTCGATGGTCTTGATCGCACCCTTGCGCAGCGTCGAGAGGACGATCGATTTCACGTCGCCCGCGGAGGAGATTCCCCACAGCTGCGAGTTGAAGATCGCGTTCTTCGTCTTCGAGACGGAACCCCACACGTCCCAGGTCTGCTGCTCGCGCATCTCGTCGAGGAGCACGCGCGCGGCGGACTTGCCGCGGCCGCCCATGCGGGACGCTGCGCGCGGCTCGTACTTCGCGCCGTTGCGCAGCCGCAGGGACTTCTTCCCGTTCGTCTTCACCGGGCGCCGCGCCTCAGCGGCGAGGTCCTCGACGACGAGGGGGATGTCGTCCTCTTCGGGGAACGGGTCGCAGCGCTTCAGCGCTGAGTCCCACGCCTCCTCGGCGAGGTCGAGGTTCTGCGCCGTGCCGAGGATCAGGAAGTCGCGGGCGGCGAGGTGCTCGGGGAAGCGCTCCGCATCCATGAACAGCCACCACAGCGTCAGCACCGTGAGCAGCGTCGTCTTGCCGTTCTGCCGGCCGACGAGGACGAACACCTTCCGGAACCGGTAGGTGCCGTCCTCGTTCAGCTCGAGCGCTCGGATCAGGAGGGCACGCTGCCAGGGGAACAGGACGATCCCGAGAACCTGCAGGGCGAACGCGATGACCGCGAACCCGTGCGACGTCTCCGGCGTCAGCTCCCGCAGCGGCTTCGTGAAGATCCGCGGCTCGGTGACCCCGATGTGCTTGCCGTACGTCGTGCAGTCCGCGAACACCGCGCGGTCGTACTCCGACTTAGCGCGCCGCGCTCCGCTTCTGGTTCCGCTTCGCGGCGAGGGCCGCTTCCTCACGTCGGAGCTTGGCAAGGGGAGACTCCTCAACGGCATGGAGCTGCGGCGGGCTCGCCGGGTCAGGCCCGTCGACCGCCTCAGGTTCGGGCGCATCTCGACCCGGTTTCGCCGGCGCCCTCACGGCCGCCGCACGCTGCAGGTCCTTCAACGCCGACTGGTACGTCTTCACCAGATCCATCGACGCCTTCTCGATACCCACCGCATCCAGCCGACGCGCGAGATCCTGCGCAAACTCGACGATCGCCGCATGCGCGCCCTTCGCATCCAGACCCGCAGCATCCACCGTGTGATTGACCGCCACCAGGTGCTTACGAGACGCCACAAGCACACCTCCGACAGTTCGAAAAAACCCCGACTCAAAATCGGGGGGAGAGGACCAGCCCGGGCGGGAGGTGGTCCGTGCCTCGGCCTGTTGCTGGATTTTTCAGCGGTTCAGGTCGAGGCGGTGGTGCGGGTGGTGCTGCGGAGTGATGGGAGGGCGTGGGGCATGAGCGTGTCGCGCTGTTCGGGTGTGAGGCCGAAGGTGCAGGCGATACGGTCGGCGATGACCCCGCGTGCACCGTGTGGGGACAGTGGGGTGACGATCGCTACCGGGTAGACGCCCCATGTGGCTGCCTCTGCCCAGCCGATGGACTTCGTGGGTGCGAGGACGATCACGCGCAGGGCGGCCATGACCAGCATCCGGGCTTGGGGGTCTCGCTGTACTCGACGTGCTCGTCGAAGAACATCCCGGTGGGGTTGAGCACACACAGGCTGATCGTGACGACGTACTCGTCTACGCGGTCATCCTCGACCTCGGCATTGGCGTACTCCGACCAGTGACGTTCTCCGTCGTGTCGCTCGCCCAGGTAGTCCTCGCCCGGCTCGGTCGACGTGCTGACCTCGGTGATGATCGCTGCGCGCGGTTCCGGTCGGAAGTGACCGTCGGTCGACCCTCGCGACGTGTAGTGGACGATGCGGCCGACAGTGGGTGACTGGCTCACGAGGTATCTCCGGTCTATGCGGGTGATGGGTCTGTGCGTCTGCGCATCAGGTGGAAGCGCTGGGTGCCGACGTCGTGGACGTACAGGCGACCACGGCAGGCGTCGTGGCGTGGGCAGTACAGGTGGACGGTGACTCCGTCTATGCGGTATCCGGTGAGGCCAGCGCCGTTGCGGTGCTGCCACACCCGGAGGCGGAGCACGAAGCTCATGGGTGACCCATCTCGGCGTCTACCTGCTCGGGGTCGTCGAGGCTGGAGAGCGGGAGCGGTGAGATGAGCTCGTGCCGGCCGCCGAGACGCACGCGGGTCGCGAGCTTGGCGGGCACGACCCGCAGTGGGGTGATGGGCACCATCGTCAGGTCCAATCGCGGGAAGGGATGCCGAGCGGAGCGACCGGGTCACCGTTGGAGCGGGCGAGGTTGCAGCCCGCGTGCGATGCGCGGAAGTTCGTCGGATCATCTTGCAAGCCGGGATGCGTGGACACCGGGAAGAAGTGGTCCATCTGGTAGCGGTCGTCGTTGCCGAAGTCGTCCCAGGGGGCCGTGTAGTCGATGGGCATGCCGTCCATCCAGCACGGGGCGTTGACCTTCTCGCACTGCTCCCGGAACTCTTTGCGGAGACGCTTGCCTGAGCGGGTGCTGGTACGTGCACCGGCCATCAGCGCCTCCTCGGGCTCGTGTGGCGGGCGGCCTCGGCAACCACCTTGGTCTAGCCCGCCACACGGCGCTCATCCGTCCCTCGCGACTCTGCCCGAGCGGTGGGACCACGTCCGAACGGGGCGAAGAGAGACACGCCCCGGACATGCGAAAAGCGCCCGCCCCGTGGTGGGGTAGACGCTTCCTTAGGAAGATCTTACTTCACAGACGTACTAGCCCGGAATACCGGGCTTCGTGTGTCGGATCTGTGATTCTCGGAGCTTGTCCATGCGGTCTCGGTACTCCTTCAGCAGCTCGTCCCGGTGGACGAAGGCGCCGAAGTGGAGGGTGAGCCCCTCGCGGATGTACTTGCGGATCGTGGCAGGCTTGTAGCCGAGGTGCTCGGCCGCCTGGTCGATGGTCCACAAGACGTCGTTCTTGTCGAACAGGTCGCGCCCGGAGGTCATGAGCCCACTTTCGTGAGGTCGCGGCAGAACCGCTTGATCCGTCTCTGCCCGCTCTGGAGTAGGGCGATCGCGCCGTCGGTCTCCAGTACGGTCCACACCGTCCCGTCGGGCCAGAGATCAGTGTGCGCGGTGCGCACGTGGTCCTTCGCGCGGATGCGCGGGATAGGGGTCGTGGTGGTTGCCTCACGCTCCCGCTTGATCGGACCCTCGCTCACCGGGAGTCCACCTCGAGCAGCGACGTCGCCCACTCCTCGTAGGAGCTCGGTTGCGCCCGACGCCATTGCTGCTCTCCTTGGCGGTAGCCCTCCTCGAAGCGGGCACGAAATTCGCGCGCATTTGCCAAGAGCTGCCGTTGAGTGACTACGCTCGCGCTTTCGATTCGGAGGAGGCGCCGGAGCAATGCCCTGACGCCCCTACGGAGTGCGGTCATCCTTGGCACGCTCCTTCGGGGTGGTACAGCCAGCAGACCTTGCACACCCGTTGGTCGGGGATGGCGGTGGAGGCGGGGATGCGGGGCACGGACCCGGTGACGCGGACGGGTGTCTCCTGCCCATGGCCGACCGTGGAGGCGGCCCAGTCGTGGCACCAGCACGTGCACGTCAGCGACTCGCAGGTGGGTGCGTGGTCGCCGGCCTCGCACTCCTGCGACAGGGGCCGGTTCGTGTCGGTGAACGACTTCAGCCAGCGGATGATCTCCGACGGCTTCGGGGTGTCAGCGACCCATCCGCAGTGCTCGCAGCGGATCTCGACGTAGGTGAGCTCGTAGCCCATCCAGTCGGCGCCGACGGCGAGGTGACCGTACGGGCAGGGGCGGAGGGACACGGGGCGGGGTCGGCGGGGTGCGACGGGGTAGCGGCCGCGGAGGGCGGTGATCTCGTCGACGAGGTCGCGGCAGAAGCGGAGGCCGTGCTCGTGCTGCTGGATCTCCTCGAAGTGGTGGATGAGCCAGTTCGTCTGCAGGCGGGTGAGGACGAGGGCGCCCTGCGGGGTGGTGTTGGCTCGGAACCCTTGCACTTCCCGGTCGTTCGCCCAGGCGACCGTCGACGAGCTGGGCGGGGTGGTGGTGAGGTACTCCGCCCAGGTGAGGACCCAGTTGATGATGTTCGCGTAGAACTGGTCGGCTTCGTCGGTGGGGGTGAGGCGCATGGGTGCCCACATGTGCCGGTCGAACTCTCCGCGTTCGGGGGTGGGGATGAGTTCGCGCATGTGGGCCATGAGCTCGGGGGCGTCGCCGAGGGCGCGTTGGGCACGCCATGCGAGGACACGGGCGGCGGCCTCT